GAGGCTTCCGCTGTGGAGCAGTACAACAAGATGGCTGCGGATGTGCAGGCTCTCGGCGCTGAGATCGAGCGTCTGGAGCAGCAGGCAGCCTTCGATGCCCAGCTGTCCCAGCCCACCACGCATCCCGTCACCAATAAGCCCATGGCGAAGAAGACGGAGAATGTGGCTCCGACCGCTACCGACGAGTATGCCGGTGCCTTCTGGAATATGATCCGCAACCAGGGCGACCAGTTCGCGGTCCGCAATGCCCTGTCTGTGGGTGAAGATACCGAGGGCGGCTATACCGTGCCGGACGAATTCGAGCGCAAACTCATCCAGGCACTGGAAGAGAATAACATCTTCCGTCAGCTGGTGACCGTCATCCGCACCAACTCCGGTACCCGCAAGATCCCCATCGCTAACGACACCATGGAAGCGCAGTGGATCGATGAGGGCGAGGAGATCCCGGAGACCAACACCAAGTTCGGTCAGACCACGCTGTCCGCTTACAAGCTGGGCACGATGATCAAGATCAGCAACGAGCTCCTGCACGATTCCGCCTTCGACCTGGCGAGCTATATCGCTTCCCGCTTCGGTGTGTGCATGGGTAACGCCGAGGAGCGTGCCTTCTTCACCGGCGATGGCGATAAGAAGCCCCTGGGCATCCTGGCGGATGTCGGCGGCGCGGAGCTGGGTGTGACGGCGAAGGGTGAGGACCTTGTGACCTTCGATGAGATCTTCGATCTCTACTACAGCCTGAAGTCCCCCTATCGCCGCAGCGCTCAGTTTGTCTGCAACGAGACCCTGCTCCTGCAGCTGATGAAGCTCAAGGACAAGAACGACAACTATATCTGGAAGCCCTCCCTGGACATCGCTAAGCCCGATACCATCCTGGGCCGTCCGATCCGCACCAGCTCCTTCATGCCCGGCATCGCCAAGGGTGAAAAGGTCCTGCTGTTCGGCGACCTCAAGAACTACTGGGTCGCTGACCGTCAGAACCGCACCTTCCGCCGTCTGAACGAGCTGTACGCCCGCACCGATCAGGTGGGCTTTATGACCACGCAGCGTGTGGATGGCCGCCTGATCCTGCCGGAGTCCGTGAAGGTGCTGAAGATGGCCGGTACCAAGGCTGCCGCTACCACGCCCACGACCGATCCGGACGAACAGCCTGGCGGCTGATGAGGGATTACAGGGGCAGGGGAAGTTCCTCTGCTCCTTTCCTTTGGTGGAAGGAGGCTGACAGATGAGCCTGATTACAACCGATGAAGCAAAGACCTACCTCAGAGTGGACAGCTCCATGGAGGACGGCCTGATCGACAGCCTCCTGATGACTGCCGAGAAGATCAGTGCCGATGTGGGCCGGATGAACGCGGTGGAATGGGAGCAGCTCTGCGATGAGAGTACCGAGGAGATGACCGTCCACGGGGAGGACATCCTTGTGGGAGACATCATGCAGCTTAGGGCTCTCATGAGGACGGCGGTGCTTTTCTCTCTCGGATATCTGTATGAGCACCGGGAGGAGGCAGACCACCACGAGCTGGTGATGACCCTCCGGAACCTCCTGTCCTCTGTGCGGGAAGGGGTGTTCTGATGGAGCGGAAGATCGCAAGGTTTAATGAACGGCTGACCGTCCAAAAGAACACGGTGACCATGGATAAATACGGAAACCACAAGAACGCCTGGACGGATTACTATTCCTGCTGCACCTACGCCAGCACCTATCAGTATGACAAAGAAAATGAGGCTGCCACCACGACCGAGGAGCAGACCATCAACTTTGAAGTCCGCTGGTGCCCGGAGCTTTCTGGCCTCGACAGCACACACTACCGGGTCGCATTCAAGGATTCCACCTACGACATCCAGTCCGTGGATTTCATGAATTACCAGAAGAAAACTATCCGGATTGTCTGCAAGCTGCAGAAGAAGGGCGGTGCAGTATGAGCAGGACAGTGAGCATTGACGAGATGGCGGCAGCCATCAACGAAGGGCTGGAGGAGTATGCAAATCTCTCCTCCCAGGGCGTGAAGTCTGCCGTCAGGAAGACCTCCAAGGCGGTGAAGGACCAGATCAACGGCTCCGCACCTGTGAGGACGGGCCGCTACGCAAAGAGCTGGAAGGTCAAGACTACGGCGGAGAGCAGCCAAAGTCTGGAGCAGACGGTGTATTCGCCTAATCGCTACATGCTGTCTCACCTGCTGGAGAAAGGACATGCCAAGCGGGGCGGCGGTCGGGTCCGGGCTATTCCTCATATCGCGCCTGCGGAGGAGATGGGCATCGAAATGCTGGAAGATCTGATCGAGAAGGCGCTGAAGGGGTGACGATATGACGCATGAAGATGTAATGGCGATGCTGGAGGAGATGTCCCTTCCCGTCGCATATGACCACTTTGCAGAGGGCGAGTCTCCGGACCCACCTTTTGTCTGCTTCCTTTATCCGCAGAACGTTCCCATTGGCGCGGACGATACCGTGTATTACCAGCTCCATCACCTCGACATCGAGCTGTACACGGATGAGAAGAACCCGCCCCTGGAAGCCAGGGTGGAGAAGCTCCTGACGGAGCATGAGCTGTTCTTCCATAAGTCAGAAGTGTGGATCGAGGAAGAGAAGATGTACGAAGTGCTGTACGAGGTCACGATTGACCTCCAATACGAAGAAGGCCCGGAAGGGTCAGAAAGTGAGGATAACCCATGAGCAAGAAGAAAAACAAGGTCCGCTTCGGTCTGAAGAATTGCTATTACGCAAAGGCAACCTTCGACGAAGACGGCAATGTGACCTATGGCAAGCCGGTACGCTTGCCTGGCGCGGTTTCCATCGGCCTTGATCCCGAGGGCGAGAGCGAGAACTTCTACGCCGACGATATCGTGTATGTGGTTCTCAACAACAACGCCGGTTACGAGGGTGACCTGGAACTGGCCCTGATCCCGGAGGAGTTCCTGAAGGACATCCTGCACGAGGAAGAGGACGCCAACGGTGTGCTGCTGGAGAACGCGGACAACACCTTCGAGCGTTTTGCCCTGCTGTTTGAGTTCACCGGCGATCAGAAAGCGATCCGCCATGTGTTCTACTGCTGCAGCGCGTCCCGCCCCTCTGCGGAAGGCGACACCAAAGAAGACGAGAAGGACGTCCAGACCGAGGAACTGTCCATCATCGCTTCCGCGCTGGCGAACGGCTATGTGAAGGCCAAGACCGGCGAGAATACCAGCAAGGCTGTGTACGATGCCTGGTACGACGAGGTTTATATGCCGCCCGCTTCAGAGGAACCCGAGGATGAGTCCGGCGAGAACGACGGCGAAGATCAGCCTGCGGGCTGAGACGAAAACGGCAGGGATGAAACACTCCCTGCCAGCTCTACATGAATACTTGATTGGAGGATAAAAACCTATGGCAGTGACCAAGAAAATAGAGATCGACGGCAAGCAGGTGGAGTTCAAGGCTTCTGCTGCCATTCCCCGTATCTATAGAAACAAGTTCGGCAGGGACGTGTACAAGGACTTGATGGCTCTGAACGACGCCATCAAGGATCAGGACGAGGAGGCTTCCTCCCTGGACGGCTTCTCCCTGGAGATGTTTGAGGATCTGAGCTTCGTCATGTACTGCGCCGCGCACCCGGACGAGAAGTACGACAGCCCGGACGAATGGCTTGACCAGTTCGACACCTTCAGCATTTATCAGATCCTTCCGGAGCTGATCGACCTGTGGGGCATGAACATCAAGACCACCGTGCCCGCAAGAAAAAACTAAGGAAGACAGAGCGGCCAATGACGACTGCTCTGTTTATGCTCCGCTGTGTGCAGCTGGGGCTTAGTATCGCTGACCTGGACCTTTTGACCATCGGCTCCGTGAACGACATGTTCCATGAGCACAGCCGGGATGAGATTCACTGGCGCGAGGAAGCGACCCAGGCGGATATGGATAAAATCTAAGCGAGAGCAGCGGATGTTCCGACAGAATGTGGTGTTCAGAATAACTTTACAATCAGGTTTGCTTCCTCCACTTGACTTTTCCTTTCTCACTCGCTAAAATAGAAAGCGAGAAAGAAAGAGAAAGAAGCGAAAGGAGAGAAAGCAGATGATAGAAGGCGTCGATACTGAGTTCAAGGAATTGGACCGGGTGAAAGGAACATTGCCCGATAGTATTCCAAAGGAGATAGTAGCCTTTGCAAATACGGAAGGCGGGGAGTTATATGTCGGTATTCGCAATGATGGCAGTGTGGTCGGTGTATCCGATCCAGACGATGTCATGACACGCATTTCCAATGTGGCGCACGATACGATATTGCCCGACATCATGCCGTTTATCCAGATTCGTCCTGTAGAGATGGAAGGCAAGCAGGTTGTGAAAACAACCATAGCGGTAGGAACAGAGAGACCGTATTATCTGGCAAAAGAAGGATTAAAACCCAAGGGCGTATTTGTTCGGAGAGGATCTGCGTGTATTCCTCTTAATGAAGCTGGTATCCGTGAGATGATCATGGAGACTTCCGGTAAATCTTATGAAGAATGCAGGAGCCTGAACCAGGAACTGACATTTGAGTCCTTTCAGGCTGAAATGGCAGCCCGAAATATAGAATTCGGTACCGCTCAGATGAAGACTCTGAAGATGATCGGGAGTGATGGGCTGTATACAAACCTTGCGCTTCTCCTGTCAGACCAATGTGTCCACACCATTAAAGTGGCGGTGTTTCAGGGCGTAGATAACGCAGTTTTCAGAGAAAGGAAAGAGTTTTCCGGTTCACTACTGAAGCAATTGAATGATGCATATCAGTTCCTTGACTTCTTCAATAAGACGGAAGCAACTTTTACGGGATTGAGACGTACTGATCAGCGGGATTATCCGGAGGAGACGGTCAGAGAAGCTTTGCTCAACAGCATCATACACCGGGATTACCTTTTCTCAGGAAGTACGATCATTAATATGTTTGATGATCACATGGAGTTCGTTTCTCTTGGGGGGCTGGTCAGAGGCATTTCAATGGAAGCAATCTTCATGGGTGTTTCTCAATCCCGAAATCCAAATCTGGCTGCGGTTTTCTATCGCCTTGGCCTGGTTGAGAGTTATGGAACAGGCATCAGAAAGATCATGAGGCTCTATCAGGGGTGTGAACACCAACCTATATTCAAATCCGCTGAAGGTGTCTTTACGGTGGAACTTTTCAACCGTAATGAGAATACGGAGAGTGAAGCGAATTCTGTTACTGACACCATGAACAGCCAAACTGAGCCTATGCATGAGATAGAAGAAATTCGAGCAGCTGTTTACCAGAAGGCGAAAGAGCAAGGCACGGTTACCCGCAAAGAAGTAGAACAGGAATTCGGCTTCGGTTCGACCAAAGCGTATAAAGTCTTAAAGGGTCTTTGCGAAGCAGGACAGCTGATGCAGAAAAAGAACGGAAATCGGACGGTCTATGTGCCAGTGACATGAAACCCAAACTATAAGAATCGATTATAACCCTGTCGGTCAAAAGCCGATGGGGTATTTTTATGCCCGGAAACAAGAGGAGGCACTATGCAAATCAAATGCGATAAGTGCGGTGCTGTGGCTGAGACGATCATGCCAGAGACAGCGAGGGATGACGATATTGAGCACACCTTCTTTCGCTGCCCAGACTGTAGAGAGGTCTACCCCATTGCCGCGACAGATGATGCACTCCGAAAGAGCAGCGCGGCATATGACCGCAGGCGGCAGTTGATCCGCATAAAGTCTGTGACAGAACAGTTCCTCCAGGATACGGAGGCGCTGAAACAGGACAACCTGAAACGATGCAAGGAGCTGATGGAACAACATCCATTGGCTTCTTTTTTGGAGGCGGTGGCAAATGAATGAAGAATGGCGTCCGATACCCGGTTATGAGGGCTATTACGAAGTGAGCAACATGGGCAGAGTTAGAAGCCTGGACCGTTACACTAAATCAGGATGGGGAACCCCAGTATTTCATCCTTCTCAAATGATGAAATGCAGAGTGGTTAGCAACGGTTATCGTCATGTCAAGCTCACAAAAGATGGGCGATGTTGGGAGCCATTGGTTCATAGACTTGTGGCTGAGGCATTTCTCCCAAACCCGCAGAACCTGCCTCAAGTGAACCACAAAGATGGGGATAAAAGCAATGATATTGTTTCAAACCTTGAGTGGTGTACACATTCGGATAATCAGCTTCATAGCAGACGAATTCTGAAAAGAGTCTGTGGCTTACCCAGAAAAAGGGTCGAATGCATAGATACCGGAGAAGTGTTTGAAACAGCCCATCACGCAGCAAGGGCGTATAACCTTAATCCCGGTGGCGTCTTCTACGTTTGTGAGGGTAGGAATCGACACGCAGGCGGAATGCATTTCAAGTACGCAAATCAGTTGTGAGGAAGGAGGGATAAATCATGGCTGGCAGGATCCAGGGGATCACCGTCGAAATTGGCGGCGATACTACACGCCTCAGTAAGGCCCTGCAGGGTGTCAACAAGGACATCAAGAGTACCCAGACACAGCTGAAGGATGTCGAAAAGCTGCTGAAGCTTGATCCCTCCAATACGGAACTGGTCCGGCAGAAGCAGCAGCTTCTCGCGCAGGCCATCAAGGATACGAAGGAAAAGCTGGCTACGCTGAAAACAGCGGCGGAGCAGGCCAACGAGCAGCTTCAGAAGGGAGAGATCACCCAGGAGCAGTATGACGCCCTCCAGCGAGAAATCCAGGAAACGGAACAGCAGCTAAAGCAGCTCGAGGCCCAGGCATCCTCCACCAATGCGACCCTTGCCAAGATCGAGGAAGTCGGCGGGAAGTTTGAGCAGGTCGGCCAGAAGATCACCTCGGCGGGCAAGACGCTCACCACTCATGTGACCGCACCTATCGTTGGGCTCGGCACGGCGGCTGTGAAGACCGCTGCAGACTTTGATGAGGGCATGTCTAAGGTGTCCGCCATTTCCGGCGCAACCGGGGATGATCTGGATGCCCTGCGCACGAAAGCCCGTGAGATGGGCGCCAAGACTAAGTTCTCCGCAACGGAGGCGGCTTCCGCCTTCGAGTATATGGCCATGGCCGGTTGGAAGACCGGGGATATGGTTTCCGGTATCGACGGCATCATGAGTCTTGCGGCGGCTTCCGGGGAAGACCTGGCTACGACTTCGGATATCGTGACCGATGCACTGACCGCTTTTGGGCTGAAAGCAGAAGACTCTGGCCACTTCGCGGATATCCTTGCTGCAGCTTCTTCCAACGCCAATACCAATGTGTCCATGATGGGCGAAACCTTCAAGTACTGTGCGCCTATCGCCGGTGCCTTGGGTTTCTCCGCAGAGGACACAGCTGAAGCGATCGGCCTCATGGCCAACAGCGGTATCAAGGGCAGCCAGGCCGGTACGGCCCTTCGTACCATCATGAACAACCTGACCGGCGAGGTAAAGCTCTCCGGCAAGGCGCTGGGCGATGTGACCATCCAAACCACCAACGCGGATGGGTCCATGCGAGGACTGACGGACATCCTGGGTGACTGCCGGGGCGCTTTTGCTCAGATGACCGAATCCGAGAAGGCGCAGGCGGCGGAGGCACTGGTGGGTAAGAACGCCATGTCCGGCTTCCTCGCACTCATGAATGCGGCTCCGGAAGACATCGAAAAACTGTCCTCCTCCATTGATACCTGCTCTGACACCTTTGTAAAGACCAAGGACGGCGCGATCATCCCCATGTCCCAGGCGCTTGAAGAGGGCATCGAATGGGTGGAGGAGTAC